GACGAGTGGCCGTCAAGGATTAGAGCTGCGTTGGGTATCCTAGATCGCGCTGGTTTGGGGGTTGGTTCCACACTCACCATTGATAGCGACAAGTCTGATCTATCGCAGCTGAGTCTGTCGGAACTCCAAACCAGAGCGCGTCAGGTGGCTGAACGTTTCGCCGAAGCTGACGACGTAGACGATAACACGCCGGTGCACTAACGGCGGTCGAGTTGGTGCTGCTGAAGGTACACGGCTTGATAGTAGTGCCTGGCGTCAAGTCCGTCGTGGCGGTGTGTAAATTTTCGTCGATGGTCGGCGTTCACTGGGGCCGTGAGGCGGGGCGGTTTCACTGGAGGAAGCTTCGACAGGAGTTCGAGGTAGGCGCGTTGACGGTTAGAGTCTGGAATTCTTCTCATCAGTCCTCCTCATCAAATAGGGCGTGATAGCTGACTTCTAGCGCGGCATAGACTAGGCCGCAAATACAAAAAACAACAAAAGCTTCAAGCATTACTCCTTCTCCTCTGGTAAGGTTTCGATTAACATCTGTTCAATATCTGAGGCCCATAGCTCAACCGCTACAGACAGGTAGAACACGGCCATCCCTGATCAGCTGGTCGCATTCTGTGGTTGGGGAATTTCTCCCATTGCGTTCTCGATGTACTCCAGGACGTTGTCACCTTGTTCACTCATCGTTTTATCCGCTTGGTAATATGTGACGGCTGGCATATACGCCCCACTCTCACAGCCTCCCTGAAGAATAGCAGCGACCGTGCTTGGTGTAATGTCCTGTTCAATCCATTGAGGTATCGTGAACGTCTCGATGTAACTAGTAATTGGGTCATCGTAGTCAGATAAATTCATGTTACTTCTCCTCTTTAACCACGGGGTCAAATGACCCCGTGGTTGATGATGCTAGCAAATAAGTAGAATTAGGCTGTGCGTTTCTTTTTCGTGAACTGCTTTCCGCCGAACGGTTCGATGCCTTGCTCTTTTCGATCTGCTGCTTGTTCTAGGCCGATACGTCTCCTGACTTTTGTTGTCAGTGCGTCACGTTGTCGTGCAATGACGTTGGTAACTTTAGGTGGCAACACAACTCTAAGGTTCCCTTCCTTTGTCGCGACTTCAATGAATCCCCAGTCACCTTCGTCCTTGATACGAATTGTTTCGACAAGATAAGTACTTACATTGCCGACAAGCGGATCAATATGTCGGACTGTCGAAACGCGGATCTTTGTCGCTTCGTTCCTCTGGTCCATTCCGCCACGTGCTCTGTCAAAGTAATCCACCGTTTGGTAGTTCGGGTTCTCTGTCATTGTTTGTCTCCTTTTTTTGTTCCACGTGGAACATTATTTACCTGTGTCACCAAACTGATGACGGGCGACTTCTAATGGGCCAACTTGCTTCACCACTTCCCTGAATGCTCGTGGGAAATAATAGGGGTTGTCGATGACAAATTTTCTTGCAGCCTCTAGCATTTCCCGGTAATCTTCGGTCTCTTGCTGTCTACGTTCGTCATCCTTCTTTTTCTTCAACGCGATTCCTTCTGGTGATTCACGGAATTTCCGTTTTGCATCCATCGCTACTTTCCAATCGGGTTTCATATTGGCTTTGTCCAGAATCTCTTGTCTTTCGCGTTTGGTAAGTTTCATCGTGATTCTCCTCTTCAGTTTGGATTATTTTTAGCTGTAATCTTCCATCTTGTTCGTTCTTAAGTTCACTCGGCTCGAAAATCCTTCACGATAATTCCATCGCATCTCATAATTATTTTCTTCTTGAGTCATGGTCGCTGGTCGTTTGTTGCCATTCTCATCAACGTCATGCCAAATAACGGTTGACACTGTTTCGTTAGTAAATACGGCGACGATTCGTTCTTGTTTGCTGTGCGGCATAGATGGGTTGTGGCTCTCGGCTTCCCATTTTTTGACAATATTTTCTATGTCTTTCAGGGTGCCCTCTGTGCGTGTGGTTTTTGAAGAGCAGTTCGAGGTAATGGCGTTAATGTGAGTGTCTCTTGATACATGGGTCATTGTTTTATCCTTATAGTTTGGGCTGTTTTGTTCATCACGTAATTATTATATACCTACACTATAAAGTCAAGAATATAATTAATATATTAATTGACATCTTAAAGGCTCCGGTGCTTTAATAAGTGTTCCTTGCCCTTTATTGACCCGACGCAGCTTTCCGATCTCCTGGCAATAGAAGCCGAACTTGGCCGTCGGTCCCTGCATACCTACTTAAAAAACATGTGGCCAGTGATTGAGCCATCGACACCGTTTCTCGACTCCTGGCACTTAGGCGCGATCTGTGAGCACGAGGCCGCTGTCCTCGAAGGTGATATTCCAAAGCTCTTGATCAACGTCTGTCCTCGGTCGGGAAAATCCATCACGACATCCGTTGCATTTCCTACATGGGCCTGGACACGCGATCCGAGTACGCGTTTCCTCTATAGTTCGTACTCGGGCGATCTGTCTCTGGAGTTTTCGACCTCATCGCGCCACGTGTTGGAATCCTCATGGTATCAATCCCGATGGGGTGTGAAATTATCTACCGACCAGGCGACGAAGTCCTTCTATGCCAACGACCAGGGAGGGTATCGGATAAGCACCAGTGTGGGCGGTTCGGCAACTGGACGCGGTGGTGACGTGCTTGTCCTGGATGACCCGCATAATTTAAAACTCGTTGCGTCTGACGTGATTAGAAACGCGGATATTGAGTGGTTTAGAAAGGTCTGGTCTAGTCGCCAGAACAACCCGAAATTCGGACGTCAGATCGTGATCATGCAGCGCGGCCACCAAGACGACCTCGCCGCGATGCTCTTAGAGCAAGGGGATTGGGTTTGTTTAAAACTCCCGACGGAATACATCCCACGTCAATGGACATCTCCGATTGGTTGGTCTGATCCTCGTACTGAGACAGGTGACTTACTGCACCCAGATCGCGTCGGTACGGCTGAGGTTGAAACGATGAAGCGGGAGCTTGGTCCTGTCGACTTCAGTTGTCAGCATGCGCAAGATCCACTACCCGAACTTGGCGGGATGTTCGAGCGAGGCTGGTTCGAAATCATTGATAAGCCCGACCCTGATCCGGTCATGCGGGTTCGCTTTTGGGATGCGGCTGGTTCGGAAACCGAACGCTCACCTTATACGGCGGGGGTGCTGATGGCCGAGACGCTTGAAGGTACTTTTATTGTCGAAGACGTCCGGCGTGATAGACTGACAGCGGCGAAGGTAGATCGCTGGATGCTGGACACCGCACGAGAAGACGGGGTGGGAGTCGATGTTGCAGAGGAGCAAGAACCTGGCAGTGCAGGAAAGTCCGTGATTTCAGCCCATCGCACGCTCCTGGCTGGCTTTAATTATGACGGGATTCGCGCTTCTGGAGACAAAGTGACGCGCTGGAAACCGCTCGCCAGTCAAGCACGACCCGCCCCAAAGGAAGCATATGGGAAAGTGAAGATCGTCAAGGGCGACTGGAACAAAGATTTTCTTGATGAAATTGTGGCAAACAAGCGGAGCAAGTTCAAAGACCAGTTAGACGCGGCCAGCGGTGCGCTCTACCAGCTCAGGATCGCCCCTCGACCCATCAAACAATACGCAGCCTTGTGGGGATAACATGAAGTGTCACGAGTGTCGGGGCGCCTGTTGTGAAGTCTTTGAAGTACCGTTGACAGACCTACGACCGCCAAGCAATGATGCACTGACATGGCTCATGCTCCACGGGCAGACGATCACCGAGGGAACGATTCGTCTCCGGTTTGCGTGTCGATGCACCGCACTAACCCGTGAAGGTTCTTGTGACATCTATAACGACCGGCCCCAGGTGTGCCAAGACATGCCAGTCGGCGGTACAGACTGCCTCGGGTATGTGCGTGACCGTCGCACCCCTGAAGAGTATGCCCTGATACGAGATAATGACGACCCGCACACCATCCACGAGGGAGTAGAGGCATGGCAGTTTTAAAGGCGAAAGCCCGGAAACGGTCGGCGACGATTATTCAGAAGACCAACGGCGGGAAGCGGTACAGGTTCCCCATGCCAGACAAAGCGCATGCCCGGAACGCCTTGGCACGACTCAATCAGGCGAAAGGTTTGACGGCGGCAGATAAAAAGAAGATTCGAGCACGGGCCAATAAAATTTTAGGAAGGAAACCATAGTGCCAGTCAACACCCCACGGACCGAGTACGACGACGCTTCGAAGGTCTGGAGACGCATGCGTGACGTGAACGCTGGACGCGATGCCGTGATTAAAGGAGGAGAAATCTACACTCCAAAACTCCCCGCTGCAAGTCCATCTGCACAAGCGGCGTATACCAATCGGGGCAATTTTTACAATGCACTTCGTAGAACGGTGACCGGTCTGGTCGGTGGCATCTTCCAACGTGCTCCGCGTTTCGACGTGCCCAGCCGTGTACAACCTTGGCTCGATGATGTAACCCTAACGCACGTGACCATGACCGCATTCTCTCTGGAGGCTACGAGCGAAGTACTTCTCATGGGTCGTCTTGGTGTCTTGGTCGAGCTAGCCCTTACTGTAACCGACGGCGAGCAGCGTCCCTATCTGGTCAGCTATACCGCTGAAAATGTCATCAATTGGCGGACGACGAATCTTAATGGCGACGACGTGCTTACGCTTGTTGTGCTTCGAGAATACCCCACGGAGCTGGACGATAGCGATCCGTTTAAAGTGAACAGTATCGAGCAATACCGCGTGCTGACGTTAGTGGCTGGCGTCTATACGCAACAGCTCTACAGGAAAGCCGATCACAGCGGCGACTTTGAACCCTACGGCGAACAGATTACACCGCTGCGACGGGGTGAACCGCTCAGCTTTATTCCGTTTACTTTTCTCGCGCCGTCCTACGCCTCAGTGGGGATAAAAGAACCACCACTCGTAGATCTTGCCAACATCAGTCTCTCAGAATGGAGAAATAGTTGCGACCATGAACAGGGCCTTCATCTCCTTGCGTTGCCTACGCCATACGTGTCCGGCATGAAGGGCGGTAGCGATGACTCCATTCTCCAGATCGGTCCCTCAACAATTTGGATGTTGAGTGAAAATGGCTCGGCGGGAATGCTGGAGTATTCAGGCGCGGGCATGAAAAGCTTGGAAACGGCCCTCGAAGCCAAGCAGCATCAGATGGCGACCCTGGGTGCGAAGCTTTTGGAAGAGCAACCAACACTCGCAGCAGAAACCGCAACGGCAGTCCTCGCTCGACATGCCGGAGAGCATGCCACCCTCCGCACGGTCGCCGAAGCGATGGAAGAAAACCTGGGACGACTCTTGCGGATTATGGGGTGGTGGTCAGGGTTGGAACCTACCCCGCTGGATGTTTCGGCATCTGTCACGCTGAATCAGGACTTCTTGCAAGTCAAAGCACAGCCCCAGGAGATACAAACGGCATTGATGACGCTCCAAGCTGGCGAGATGAGTTACAAGACATTCTGGAATTTACTCACCGAAGGCGGGTGGGCACGCGATAACGTAACCGCTGAAGAAGAGCGGGCAGAAATTAACCGTCAACCTGAGCAACTCCCTCCGCCGACAGAGGAAGTAATCAAAGTAGAACGCGACGATGAGTAAGGAACTATTAGACCTCGCCGACCGCTACGAACCTGTGATGCAAGGGACTTTTGAACGGGCCACTGCCAAGCTGCGCGGGGCAGTCAGTCTTGACCGCTTAACCTTGGCACTTGCGGATAAAGACTCCAAAAAAGTACAGCGCGTAGCCTTGAGCGAGACGCGGCTGCGTGAAGCGATGAAACCGCTGGACGAGTTACTACGAGAGACCTTAATCCCGCGAGGAGGTCGAGCTGGTGCCAGAGACCTTAACAAGTGACGGAAAGTTCAACTACAATCCGAAGGCTCGTGAGGCTCAGATGCGAGCCAGAGAATATACCTCGGCCCAGCTTCAAGCCATTAATCGTGAAACGTGGGCGGGTGTCGGATTTTTGGTCTCTCGAAGTATTGCTGACGATATACCGACCAGAGAAGCAGCGAAGATGATTCGGCAGGGTCTAGGATTAAACCGTCCACAAGCAGCAGCCTTG